TTGGTGAGTTGTATGGTATCACCGGTCGAAGCCCCCACAGCTGTCACGGCAGAGAGCGCGTGGTACGCAGCTGCCGTGATGGTATTGATCTTGAGCGCACCCCCGACCTCAATGTTCGAGGTGGTGACGAACCCGGTTGTCGCGTTCGAAAACTGAACCGTATTGGATGTGACATTACCAGAATCTGTGATCGCTTGGAGTGTTGACGAAATACCCGTGAGTTTACTCCCGTCACCTTCGAAGTAGTCCGCGGCGACGTTCCCCGTGACCGTGAGTACGTTCGCATCTGCGTCACGAACGTAGAGGTTCGCACCGACTTGAAGCGTGTTACTGGTGAGGGTGTGTACGTTCCCGATCCCGACGTTACTCGCGATGTAGACGTCACTGTTCGTACCGTCCGACCACTGACTGAGCGTCCCTGTGATTGCGGATGGGGGGATAGACGTGAGACCCGAACCATCACCCAAGAACGAACCTGCCGTGACATTCCCCGCGACGACAATGTTACTGTCGACGACGAGACCCGTATTCGTGTTCGTGAACTGGACCGTGTTGGAGGTGGTGTTCCCGGCGTTCACGACATTATCGAGATTTAAGAGCTCATCTGTTGTGAGTTCAGACGTGACATAGATATTCCCACCATTCAATCTAAAGTTCTGGGCCTCAAGGTTCGAGGTCCTGAGTGTCGCATTCGTAATATCGAGGAAGCCTGTCGGTGAGTAAATCGGCATGCTCTCGTCTAGTATGAATGGAGGTTTTTTCTTACAAAGTGGGAGGCACTTTGGAGGAAATTTTATTGAGGAGGGGTTGGCCAAACGGGGTTCTCTGGATCCTCTGTGTTAGTAGGAAGATCTCGGAGTAACCGGCGATATACCTTCCATTCATCAATTTTTTCTTGTGGTAAGGGTGAATCTGAAATACTCACGACCCAATCACATTTTTGTAAGAGTGCATCTCGTTTTATTCGGAATTGTATGAGACTAGACTGAAGTACATCTTCTTTCACTTTATTTTTCTTTTCTTCGTTTAGTTGTACTACGACGTTTCCATTATCGTCTCTGGAAATATCTACAACTTTAGGGTCTATACCCGAATCAAGTTTTACGAATTCCAATCTCGACGATCTCGTTTTAACATCTTCTTCTGTACCCTCGAAACGGTCAACAATTTCGAGTGTACCAGGTTCAAGACAAAAATACCAACTCGTCATTTTATATAATACTATATTCTTTTTTAACCTAACAATGCACCTTGGAAACAGTTTCTATAATATGCTCCGTGATTACCATTAATAAATGTAATATTAGTACCACTACGTGCACGTATATCTACATATTGATTAGCGGATAAGTTAACTATATATACAGCATGTGTTTCATAATGGCCATCGTGTATAGGCATACCCTCTAAAATATCACGTCTTAAAACACCATCTACATAAAATGAGAAATACGCATCACCGAACTCGTTTGCTGTATCATGTGCAAGCACCGCAGCGAAAATGTAGGTTCCGGCTACGGGTGTTTTAAAACGTGACGTGGAAGTGTTGTAGTGTGAACCGATGTTATACGTTGTTGAATTGAACGTGAGTGTCGTTCCCGAACGACTAGTTGAATTATCCCAGGCATAAAAGGCGGGTCTGGATGGAGTAGTTACGATTCCATTATTTTTAATGGTTAATGCACTCGTTTGATGAGAACCTCCGTTGATATAGTTAATATGGAAACAACCATCAGTATCATCACCACGTATCCTCCACCCATACATATTAGAATCGTCTGTACCGTGGTGGATAAGACGAATTCCCTGCGCATACGCACTACCACCGTCACTTGCGATGGTTAGATAGGTATCACTTGTTTTAGTACTGGTATTACCAATCTGTAATTCCGTACTCGGATTCGTCGTCCCGATGCCGACGTTGCCGTCAGCGTTGATAGCCATAGACATCCTATCGGCATCAGTACCCGTACCCGAATTTGTGTAAAATTCTAAACGACCTATTCCACTATTTCCACCCGTGCCGTCAGAGACACCCTTAATTACTGCATAATTAGTCTGATAGTCTTGTGTTGTATGGTACGAACCCGCGAATGATATACCCGCGCCAGTACCAAAAACTTTAGTTCCCTTTTTTTCCAAAACTAAATAATGGTTTTGGTCGGTAAAGGGTCTATCGAGCGTATGATTAAAATCAGCCGATATTTCTAATTTCCCTTGGGGACTCACCGTCCCGATGCCGACGTTGCCAGTGTTGGTAATACGCATTTTCTCCTCTTGATAATTATCTTGCATGTTACCATTCGTCCCCACTTGAAATGACAGAAATCCATCTTCGGACCCGTCGGTGTTGTCTGCTATAGAACCAGTTAGACGTCCGTATGTAAATTTTTCACTGGCACTGTTTAATAACGCAAAGTCGACTGAACACCCATAGTTAGTATTATTACGAGATCTCGTAAGCTTAATTGATGATGTATCACCATATATCTCGAGATTACAATCCGGACTCGTCGTCCCAATCCCCACCCTATTATTCACAGAATCGACGACGAGAGTATCCGTGTCAAAGGTTGCCGCCCCAAAGGTTGTAGGTACGATATCCGCCGACCCGTCGAAGTTTACGCCCCCAATAGATCTAGGGGTTGTGAGGGTTGCCGCCGACCCTGTAGTGTTTCGGTCGAGTGTCCCAGTGGTTATGTTAGTCGCGTTTAGAGCCGTGAGCCCCGAACCGTTTCCGGATATGGTGCCATTTACGTCGAGGGTCGTCGCCGGGCTCGCCGTCCCCACACCAACCCTCGTCGTGGTCGCATCTATAAAAAGAATAGGGTTGGGGCTGTATTTAACTATATATGCGTCGGTTGTAGACGAAACAGGTAATTCGAGCCCATTACCCAAGGAAACTGTAGTTGTAGAATTATAGTATCCGGTCGCATATACATTCCCTCCCGAATCGACTGCTATACCATACCCTACATCAGATGACGTTCCTGATATTGTTTGATACCACTGTGCAGTTCCTGATGAATTGTATTTAACTATATATGCGTCGGTTGTAGACGAAACAGGTAAATTGATGTTATTACCTAAGGAAACTGGAGATGTAGAACTTTCGTATCTACCAGTCGCATATACATTCCCTCCCGAATCGACTGCTATACCATACCCTCTATTATTTGACGTTCCTGATATTGTTTGATACCATTGTGCAGTTCCTGATGTATCGTATTTAACTATAAATACATCGTTTCCAGACGAAACAGGTAAATTGATGTTATTACCTAAGGAAACTATAGTTGTAGAATTATAGTATCCGGTCGCATATACATTCCCTCCCGAATCGACTGCTATACCATACCCTGTATGATTTGACGTTCCTGATATTGTTTGATACCACTGTGCAGTTCCTGATGTATCGTATTTAACTATAAATACATCGTCTCCAGACGAAACAGGTAAACTGAGGTTATTACCTAAGGAAACTGCAGTTGTAGAATTATAGAATCCGGTCGCATATACACTCCCACTCGAATCGACTGCTATACCAAACGCTATATCAGATGACGACCCTGCGATTGTTTGATACCACTGTGCAGTTCCTGATGTATCGTATTTAACTATATATGCGTCGGTTGTAGACGAAACAGGTAATTCGAGCCCATTACCCAGGGAAACTGTAGTTGTAGAACTTTCGTATCTACCAGTCGCGTATACATTCCCACTCGAATCGACTGCTATACCATAGCCTATATCAAATGACGTTCCTGATATTGTTTGATACCACTGCGCAGTTCCTGATGTATCGTATTTAACTATATATGCCTCGCTTCCATACGAAAAAGGTAAACTGAGGTTATTACCTAAGGAAACTGCAGTTGTAGAATTATAGTTTCCGGTCACGTATACATTCCCTCCCGAATCGACCGCTATACTGCGTCCACCATCCCGTGATGAAGGAGATCCTCGACCGGCGATTGTTTGATACCATTGTGCAGTTCCTGATGTATCGTATTTAACTATATATACATCGTCTAAATACGTGCTAGGTAATACGAGCCCATTACCCAAGGAAACTGGAGATGTAGAATTATAGTATCCGGTCACGTATACATTCCCACTCGAATCGACCGCTATACTGTGTCCAGACTCATATGACGATCCTGCGATTGTTTGATACCAGGTAGGAAATACACTATTACCCACTTCTAAGTTTGAGGAAACGTAGGCGTCACCCTCGACGTGGAGGTTAGCGTCGGGGCTCGCCGTCCCCACACCAACCCTCGTCGTGGTCGTATCCACAAAAAGGTTCGCCGTACCCACCTCAATGTTCGAGGCTGCGTTGAACGCTTTCGTGGGGTTATTGAAGTTCACGGTAGATGCTGTGTTCGAACTCATCACGATATCGATCTGGTCAAGGTTGAACGCCGATGCGTATACGTTCCCACTCGTCACCCTGAGGTGGGCATCGTTCACATCCAAGAACGTATCGTTTCCGTTCATTTCTACTATTTGGGGAGGTTTTTTTAAGTGTTGAAATTTTTTGTCAACCACTATATTGTAACCCAGTTCCACCTACTTGATACTTAAATCTAAAATATTCCTGTAAAAACTTAACCTGTGCCTGGCTAATGACACCATTATTACGTTTAAAAATGATCGTTTCTGCGTAAAATTGATTTCCCGTGTTATGACGATTGAATGAATGTCTATTACCCCATGTAAGAGCATCCGCTAAGTTTCCACCTGGATCAGGGGTACTATTCGCTATATTTACATCTAAATTACCCCTTGTGAGTGTAGCCATACTGATATGATTACTAATACCTCTACCCTTTGTAGCACCTGACCGAGCAGAAGGAAATGCGTCACGTGTTTTCGCGACGACACAATGGACAGCCCGTGTGGTATCAGATGAACCAGTTCCCAATATTCCACCCGCAGTTCTCGTGTTACCGTCATCCTTCCCATACCCATTACCATTATATACCATTAACTCACCACCGTTTAAAGCTGTAGTCCAACTGTCCCATGTAACAGCGACACGGTTAGCATTCGTATACGAATCATGATAATACATCCAGTTTGAACCACTCGCCGTCTGTACTTCATTAGGTGATGTACACGCGACATGAAAAACTGTCGAACTATCTCCGATTTTTTCAGTCGTACCACCAGTTATTTCTGCAGGTGTTCGACTAACCATGCGAGCATCGCTATTAGTCCCCGTCCAAAATCTTCGCCCGTTTATGTATCTAGTCACACAATTCGTGGCGGTTAAATAATTATCTACCCAGTTTCCACTTTTATTGTGAACATAACTAATTGTATCTCCCTCGTCAATACCCCCTTCGAGATAATCTACATCATCCATATCCCACCAATAATGGGGACCCCAACTTCTGATAGTATCTTCCATGAACGACAGGTTACGTATCATACCGGCGTAATATAAATCTGCACGCACGTTGAGGTCATGGGTTAAAGTCAGTGTACCGTCGTTAATCATAGATTGTTCGCGTTCGCGTGTACCGAAAATGTTCCATTGATCAACACCCGCATACCCATCACCACCTCCACTTCTCGCTTCTATCACGAGTCGAAAATATTTAAAGTATTGTGTGGGCGCACTCGTGGGTGTATATGTTGTAAATTCAGTGGCGCTACTTCTCGTTATACCTGAAAAATTATCTAAAGCCGTCCATGCACCCGTTAAATCATCACTTCCCGCGATACACCCCGCACCTGGGTGGCGACCCACTTCACGAGCCCCTTGAATATTAGAATAACTGTATTTAACTTTGTACGGAAACTCAATCTGAAGCCATTGACCGTACCTATTCGTACCCCCAACATTCGTGGTCGTCGCCGCCGTACTCGTTCCACCTGTCCACGATCCATCTACAGTAGAATAACTACCCGGGTCAGCTTGTGACCAATGAAAAATTAGAGTAGGGGCAGTCGTCGTTCTATCGAATGCTTTATACGCTGGAAATTGGGGATATGTTGAACTCGCACTTGTTTTAAAATTGCCATGCCCTACAATGTAGGAATCGTAATTAGATAAAGCTCCGGGTGGAAATTGTTCTACATCGTTTGAATCATCAAGAACGTGAACGAAACCGTCGACTGCGACGTTCCCAGTCACGGTGAGATCACCCCCAACCTCCACGTTCGCAGTGGTGACGAGACCAGTAGTCGCATTCGAAAACTGAACCGTGTTTGAAGTCACGTTTCCGTTTTCGACAATTTGGTGAAGGTTCGATGCGATACCAGTTACGTTACTCACGTCACCGTAAAGGAACGCAGCAGTGACGTTCCCCGCGACGACGATGTTACTATCGACGACGAGACCCGTTTCAGCGTTCTGAAACTCGATCGTGTGAGGGGTGGTGTTCCCCGTATCAGTCACAGAGCTTAGGGGATACGACGGAACAATACCAATTCCACCGAGGGTCATGGACTCGGCTGTGAGGTTCCCGTCAATCACGAGAACGTTAGACCCATCATCATCAACATAGAGGTTCGAGCCAACACTCAAGTTGTGTCCCGGATCGGCGTTTGAAATACCGACATTACTGTTTATGAAATAGATTTCACCATCTCCGTTCGTACTCCAAACACCACCTGACCCGCTCGGGAGGTTCGTTAAGAGACTTCCGTCACCTGAGAAGTAATCAGCCTTCACATTTCCCGTGACCACGAGTACGTTGGATCCATCATCATCAACATATAGGTTCGACCCAACACTCAAGTTGTGTCCCGGATCGGCATTTGAAATACCCACGTTACTGTTTATGAAATAGATTTCACCGTCTCCGTTCGTGCTCCAAACACCACCTGACCCACTCGGGAGGTTCGTCAAAAGACTTCCGTCACCCGAGAAGTAATCAGCCTTCACATTCCCCGTGACCACCAGAACATTGGACCCATCATCGTCTACGTAAAGGTTCGAGCCAACACTCAAGTTGTGACCCGGATCAGCGTTTGAAATACCGACGTTACTCGCCGTGTAATAGATTTCACCATCTCCCTTTTGCTGCCAAACACCGGCTGTTGGTAGATTTGACAATGCCGAACCGTCACCGATGAATTTCAGCGCGTGTACGTTACCAGTCGCGACTAAACCAGTCGTCGCATCGGTAAGTAAAATCGTGTTTGATGTGACATTACCGTTATTCGCGATTTGTTCGAGATTCGATGCGATATTCGTTAATTCCGAACCGTCACCGATAAATTTAAGGGCTTCTACGTTACCAGTCGCCACTAAACCAGTCGTCGCATCAGTAAGTAAGATCGTGTTAGATGTAACATTACCGTTATTTACGATTTGTTCGAGGTTCGATGCGATATCGGTCAATTGCGAACCACTGCCAACAAACGAAACAGCTTCCACTGTACCCGAAGCCACGAGACTCGTCCCTGTATTTGTAAACTGTACCGTGTTCGAGGTTACGTTACCGTTATCCGTAATCGCTTGTAAGTTCGATGCG